TCGTAACCTGTGATCGACACAGTGAGCGACCCAGTTGTCCCGGCAGCCTCGGCACCTGTCACAGTACCATTGGCAGTCGTCCCGGAGGCGACATGGGGGACGTTCTGACCCATCCAAGTCTGGAAGCCGTAGATACGACCCAGGAGAGCTTCTTCCAAAGCTGTCCCTTCATCGCCCCGCTCGTTCGCCTTCACGAAGATGTCATTCTTCAAGAGGGCAGTCTCGCTGGACGAAGTCAGGAGCAAGTGACGGGCGCGATCCAACGGGGCGAGGTTGTTGTTGAGCACTTCACGGGCTTCCAGAACGGTCTCGTTCGATGTCGCAGCCGCAAGGTTCTCAAGCCGACCAACCCGGTTGGTGAGCGTGCTGATGAACTGGTGCATTTGACCAGTCACGGCACGATCCACACCGCGTGCGATGCTCGTCATGGCGGGCTTCAGGTAGACAGCAACCAGGTCCTTGAAGGACAGGCTTTCCTCACCATCGTAGATGATGAAGGGCTGGGTGAACCATTGGTCCAGAGTGACCGGCACGTTCGTGCTGATGGCATTCTGGTAGTTCAGGGTGTCGCCGTCGACCTTACGGGCGACCTTGAAGTCGTTCGGGCGCCGAGTGTTGACCACGTCGCCGTAGCGAGCGACCTCGTCCTCGAAGTCCCGGTGGACCAGGTGAGCCATGACCATGTTCTCTTCCAAGAGCATGAGTCCTTCTTGCGCCCAGTGCTCAGGCACGAAGGCGTCGTTGTCGTTGGCGAAACAGGCGATTTCAGCGTTGCAGAGGTAGAAATTCATCGTGTTGTTTCCTTCTTAGAAAACGGTGACATAAGTGTTGTTTACGAACTCAACCCCCGAGGGCAAAAATGGCATTACATTCCGAGAAGTTCGGGGTTCTCTTTTCGGAGTTTACGATACTGAGCAGGCGACAGCTTGCTCACATCAACTTTGCCATTGGAACCCGGTGTTACGCCACCGGTAGCATTTCCGGCACCCAGACCAGAGACGACATTACTCTTGAAGAGATTCGCGTAATCGGGAAGGTCCCGCATACGCTTGACGATCTCGTCTGGTGTCCCGGAGAAGGTAACTGCTTCACCCTTATCATCATGATCGGGGAAATCCACGACCGTCTTGAAGCCAAGCTCGTTGCCAGCTTCATCAGTTTCAGGCGTCAACTTCGTCATCGGTTGAAGCAGACGCATGACTTGGTCGGGGTTATAGGCATCGTTACCGACTGCCGCATCCTGCAAGGCACGGGAGATACTTGAATCACGGAATCGACCTTCCCACATTTCACGGGCTTCGCGTTCCTTTGCCAACTCCTCTTGGTAAGAGGCTTCCAATTGATTCTTCTCGTGCTTGGCACGTTCCTCTTTGGTCCGCAACTGATTGCGGACATCCTCAAGAGAGGATTCCAACTGAGTTCGTTCCTCGTCGGACAGATTCTTGTTCGCCAAGAGAGACTCGTGCTTCTTTTGCAACTCTTCGTACTTCGCCTTATGTTCGGCTTCACGATTCTTGCGGTCGCGTGCGAGGCGCTCTTCGACGATGCGGTTGACTTCGTCTTGCGAGAGCAGTTTGCCAGCACCTTCGCCGGAGCCAGCACCTTCACCAGAGCCAGCACCTTCGCCGGAGCCACCGGCACCATCGCCAGCACCACCGGCACCGGCACCATCGCCATCGAAGCAAGAAATTTGGGGAACGGACAGGTACAAGTTCAACTCGTTAAACATGGAAAATCTCCAAACAATACCCACTGGATGAGAAGTCGTAACGGCAGTGGTTGTAATCCGAAACGACAAACCTGACCTACGCGGTCAGTGAAGTAAATCGCGATTAGGAAACTCGCGACAGGACAATTTGGTCATCGTCACGTAGAAATGGCATCAACCATCGCCATGCTTGCGGGCTGGGGATACCATTGATGATATGATCGATGGGAACCTGACTCCGGTTGTAAGACGTTCTTACTGAGGCGTAACCTTGACTCACGATGCCGAGGTTTTCCAATTCCAGTTCAGGGTCCTTACCATCCAACAATGCGTGAGCGATTTCATAGTTCGCCCATCGAATAACTTCCGGGACTTCTGTGTCAGCCCCACGCGGGAATTCCAAGGCTTGCGATGCTTCAGCTACACGAATCTCTTCGTCTGTTGCATCATCGTCTAGCAAGTAGACGCTATTCTTTACTCCCTTGAAATTCAGAGAGTCAATGATCACTGATGCCGACCAGAGAGCCTTCGGACGGTTGGCAACACTTGCCTCTGTCCATGCTCTCTCATGGAGACGTAGTGCGAAATACTCCGTCGCCTCCAAAACAGTGCCATAGTATTCGTTGGTAATTGCCAAGGGTCACCTCCTTAGATGGCGAGCCAAGAGTAACCTTGAGAAGCGGCACCACCAACAACCCAAACTTTGCTCAAGTCATTGATATGGATGGGCGGGGTAGATTCACCAGCATCCAATTCAAAACCATTCCCAGTCGTCACGGCAGGACCACCGACGTAGACATTGTCAGTGTTGGTGAGATCGGCTTTGATAATGACGTACTTTTTGACAGGGGTCTCAGCACTCGCGAGAGCCGCCGATGTCCCACCCACGACACCATGTCCATGGATGAACTCAGCCATTGCTTCATTCGCGATACTAACATGTCCAGCCATGGTTTACTCCTTATTGTTCTTGCCGTCACCACGGGTGCGGCTCTTGGTGGTATCTTGAAGGTCGGTGTCCCGACTCAGTTCTTTTTCGTTGCTTCCAGAACTTGCCGGATCATCATCGAGATCGACAACTCCCCGTGAAGCTGCACCGAATGGTGCTTGGTCCACACCTTGCTGTTCGGCAATCAACTTCAGCCTTGCAGCATGATCTTCCCGTGCTTTGAGGTATTCATTCTCCGGGAAACCAAGTGCGATTGATGCAAGCTGTTCACCAACAAGACCAGCTTCCTTCGCGTCAATGATGACTTCAGGATCGGCTGTTGTGAATTTGGCGGCGTCGATTTCAGATTGAATCTTCTTCACGGTATCTGGATCAATCTTCCCACCAAGAAGAGTCATACAGACACTCTTCCACAATTCCTTACGTGCTGTCTTGCTCGGTGTTGAGGTGATCACCTTGCTGAGTTTCTGAGCCTCATCAATACGATCCTCATCACTCTTGAGAGAGTAACGATCAGGATACTTGATAGTGGCAATCTCATGTCTATGGGGATCAGCCTGTTCGTAGGCAGCCCAGTGCTCGGTGATCAGCCGTTCGGCGGCTTCCATCTTCAAGCCGATGTACGACAACCCGGCTTCAAGACCACGGTTGTCGATGTTCTTCGACTCTGCCGATTGTCGTGTCGCCAGAGTTTGCACAGCGAGGTTGACCAACCGCTTGATGTCCATCTCCATCTTCTCTTGCAAAGCCATGGAGGCTTTCAGAGGTTCGCTGGAAGGATGAATGAAGCCAGGTCGATCAGTATTGAGATCATATCGACGACCTTGTGTTACACCAACCTTGACTTCCTTATCGGCTGCACCTTGACCACCCGACGTTGCCGTTCCATCAGGGGTAGCACCTTGTCTCAGGTGGCTACCTGTTTTCCGCATGTCGGATTGTTCAGTGTAGAACGGGAAGTTTGCTTGAAGGGCATAGTTGACATCACTGGAGACCAAGTTAAGCAAAGCAATCTGGTACTCACAAACGTCAACCAAGAGGCTTTGACCGATGTCCATGTAGATGAACGGAATTCTACGAAGACCGAGACGAATCGGACCTGAAGGATTACCATCCCGATCGATTGGCATATCTTCTGTGTCGTAGAATTGACTCCAAACATACCCATCGTTGTCGTCGATCCAAAGATGTCGAAACCTGACTACATCTTCCGTAGGCAGACCAGACATCTCATCGTATTGAGCGACAGTGTCTCGCAAGAGAACAGACTTGAACTCTGAGGGTTGTTCTGGGTTGTTGCAGGCAAAACTCAGAATGTCCTCTACCTTGTAGACATACAACCAAGGTCTGAAACCACTGATGTCAGCAAGGGTATTCGCTTCAGGTATCGAAGGGGCATCAATGAAGACACCTACTTGACCCATTACTAGCAACTCTTCCAGGACCTTCTGACCCATGAACGCATTCATGCTTGAGCCACGACGGTCAACACCTGAATTCTTACCATCGACAGCAGAATGATAAGCCTCGCTACCATCCCGACGAATGATATCAATCATCGGTTGATAAATCGAGTTTCGGATATCATTGACAGCCGCTTTGGCAAAAGTTGGGATAGGTGTGATAGTCTTCCGAGCATTGAAGTCAGCGGTCGTTTCTCGTGCGGTGAATTGCTCAAGGTATTCATTCCGAAAAGCCTCACCACCGGAATACGTAAGCCGATACTTTTGCCAGTCTGTGACCTTGGTCATGTACCCAGGCAGACGGAACTGAGTGATTGTTTTGGCAGGCATGGTTACCTCATAGGAATTTCTTGATGTCTTCCCCGGTCGTTTGACTCGCCGCGAAAGGCAAAGCAATCTCACTGTAGACCCTGGCAAGGGCATAGTGATCGGGACCAGTTGATATGTACTTGGCGACAAGATTGTCACCCTGACTCTTCTTGTCTTCAGTACTTGCGCCGCCTTCTTTCACGTACGTCCGTACCGGAGCCTTGATGTGCTCACGATATTCATGCGAAACGTCGCGAGGTAACATGATTCGTCGAGGTTTTCTGAAACGACCTAAAGCCGCTGAGAACCAGTTGGTTCGATCAACGGTCGCGATAGGTGCTCCATCGTTTTCGTCGGAGACAGAGATTTCCTTGGCAGTCACACCACGTCGGAATCGACATAGCCAAACAAACCTATGAAAGCGTCGTGCGAACCGGCG